CCTGTACACCTAAAAGAAACAATTAACGGTGTGCCTAAATTTAGAAAGGTATGTTATACTTGTCATACAGATAGAAGAGCAAAAAGAAAAAAAGTTGCTAGATTAAAAGAAGTTAGAGTGATGGCAGAAACAACAGCAAAAAATAATAACTTTGAAACACCAAGTGAGCATAAAGAATACTTGGCAAAAGTTAACGGACCTTATAGAGGATTTAGTCTTGCATAGATACTTATTAATACTATTAACACTATTCACAATTGGGTGTAGTCAAAAACAAGTTTCAACGCACATGGGAACTACTGTTGGTGCAGTTACAGGATATACAACTTGTCGTGGTTTATTAAATACAAATGTTGAATTAACTGCTGCTTGTACTGTAATAGGTGCCATGTGGGGATCAACTGTATTTTATAAAAATGATATGAATACACACACAGCAATATTTGTAGATACACTAAACACAGCACCAGGTAAAAGGTCTCATACAAATTGGGGTAATTCTGCTACAGGTAATTGGGGTTCGATAACAATTAATAGAACATATGTAAATCATAATTTTAGATGTAGAGATTATGAATCGGTTATTAGTATTGAACATCAATGGCCAATGAGTGGTATTAATAGAGAGAGTGAAACAGGAACAGTATGTCAATTACCAGATGGTCGTTGGCAAATAACAGAAAGCACAAATTCGTAATGTTTGATCCTTTTAGACCATTTATATACTCAACACTATTATTAATTACATTTATATTACTAGCAAACTATGCTTTTGGTGGTGAAAAATCAGAATGGTTAAATGATAATCCATGTATGATAAAAGTTATAATTAAAGAAAAATGTTTAGATTCAGAGTGTTTAATAACAGAGACAACAAAAGAAGAAGTATTAAAATGTAGTGATGGATATGACGGACCTAATTATTGGGAACTATTCGCACAATTTTATTATGCAGATTTGACTACTCCTGCTTATTGTAGGCAGTATGCAAGACCAGATCATCCTTTTAAAACACCAGGTATGATTTGTTTAAATGAAAAGGGTGTTTGGGAAGTGAAAAAATAAATGTATAAATTATTAGTTATTATAACTTGTATAGTTATTTTAACAGTACATTGGGAATCTTTTTCTAAGAAAGTTAATTTAGAAAAGATTTTAAAAATAACAGACAATATAATGGAAGAAGTGAAGGAGTAAAAAACATGATTAAAATTATATTATTTTCTTTTATGGCATTATTATTAGCGAATTGTAGTAGCACTTATAATGTTAAACAAGAAGCAAAAGTAGAAGATGGTCGTTTACTGAACGAAGTACCACAATGGTATATTGACGCTCAGATAGATGATGGTCTTATCTTAAATAGAGACGCTGATAAGTTTATCTATGCTGTAGGTCAAGGTGCAAGTCCAGACTTACAATTAGCAATTGAGAAAGCAGTAATGATTGCAAAATCAGGTCTTGCCGATCAATTAAAAGGTGAGATGAACAAAAGAACTGAACTATATATTACAGAGATAGGTCAAGACACAAACAAAGAAGTTGCTTCAAAGATTGAAAGCACAATTGTTAATGTGATTAAAAACACTATGGTTCAAGGTTATGAAACATGGGAAAAGGCAGTTTATGAAACACCAGTTGGTCAATATAGAGTTTATATTGGTTTAAAAATGGGTGTTGGTGACGCCAACAGACTTGCAGAATATATAGCTGCAAATGCTAATAGCGATGTAGATGTTGACCAATTAGCCAAAGATGCAGTTGCTGACCTAGACTGGACTAAAATAGAAGTAGAAGAAATAGAGGAGTAAACATGATTACGGTTTATAGTAAACCAAATTGTCCTTATTGTGAAAAGGCCAAGTATTTGTTAAAGAATCTTGGCCTACAATATGAGGAAAAAGTGGTCACTAAAGATTTATCTATTGATGAATTATATAAAGCGTTAGGAAAACAAGTTAGAACTATACCACAAATAGTTATGAATGATGTTCATATTGGTGGTTATAACGAGTTAAAAGAACACTTTATTAATGAAGGTAAGATAAATTATAAAGGCGAAAAAATTTAATACAAATACATAAATAGTAGTATGATAGATTTTCAACAATACATCGCTGAAGGTGTATATGATCCTAATATATTTAAAGCATTCTTTTTAGCAGGTGGTCCTGGTTCAGGTAAATCATGGGTATCTGAAAGAACATTATCAGGTATAGGATTAAAAGTAATTAATAGTGATAGTGTTTTTGCTCGTGCTTTAGAAAAAGAAAAGATGTCCTTAAACTTTGCAAACTATGATGAAAAAGAAATTGCAAGGCGTGATGATATAAGAGCAAAAGCAAAAGCAAGAACTGGTGTACAGTTAAAACTTGCATTAGAAGGTCGCTTAGGTCTTATATTAGATAGTACAGCAAGAGATATTGCAAGAATAGAATCAGAAGCAAATACAATGAAACATATAGGTTATGATGTTCATATGATATTTGTAAATACAAGTTTAGAAGTCGCTCTTAAAAGAAATCAGATGAGAGCAAGAAAACTACCAGACGCTATTGTCATAACAAATCATAAAACAGTTCAACAAAATATTGGTAAACTACAAAGACTATTTGGCACAAGTAATTTTATTATAGTCGATAATAATAAAGTTGCAGAGGATGTAAATCCCTCAGTATTTAAAGCAATAAGAAGAATGGTTACTAAAAAACCAACATCATATCAGGCAGTATCATGGATAAAAAGGGAATTACAGAAACGAAAAAGATAGAAAAATCTTTTGATGAGTATTGGGCAGAAGAAGAAAAGCTTTTAAAAATGAGCTATGAAATGTCTAAGAGATTCAAAGAGATGAGACTTAATAAAGCACCTGCAAAGGACCTTATAGATCAAATAGAAGGTAGAAAAAAGGATGGGTAAACTAATTAAATTTCCTGCTCATAGAGTTGTTTATAACAAAGATCCTACAAGACCTGAATTGACAGAGGATGAAGCAAGACAAATAAAAGAAGATAAATTTGTTGAGCAAATAACTGAAAGTTTAATTTTAGATATTATTCATGTGCTTCAAGAAAATGTTGTAGATACAAAAACTGATATATTTTTAAGAGATTTATCAATAGTTATTGAATCTATCAAATCTTTATTAAAAAGAGACTTTGGCAGAAAACATCCAATGCAAACAATTGCTGATACAATTGCTAATATTCACACACTACAAGATGGTAAAAAAGTAACTGATATTAATTATAGTAAAATTTCAACAAGAAAACCACAAAAAGAAGAAAATCAATTAGATATAGAATTTGATCCAGATATTAAACTGGATTAATGCTTGACATCAGGCCAATAACCTGATATAATAATATTATGGAATACAAAAAACTAGACGATAAAATTAAAGAACTTCAATCGACAAGAGTATTTAAAAAAGTTACACCTAAGTTTGACTTATCTTGGTATGTCAAATGGGTAGCAAGTGTCTTTATATTACTTGCAGTTTGTTTTAGAGCGTCTGGTGGTTATCATATGCTAGACTTATATACTAGTTTTATAGGAACACTAGGATGGTTTTGGGTTGGATATTTGTGGCACGATAGAGCATTAATATTATTAAACGGTGCCTTAGCAACTTTACTATTTACAGGAATACTGAAAGCATTTATATCATGATTATCGTAGACCTCAATCAAATAATGATATCGAACCTAATGGTTCAATTAAACAGCAGAAATTCAGAACCTTTATCAGAGGATCTTGTTAGACATATGGTTCTTAATTCTTTAAGATCACATAATAAAAAGTTTCGTAAACAATATGGTGAGATGATTATTGCTTGTGATAGTAAAAATGTATGGAGACGAGAGTACTTTCCTAATTATAAAGCAGGTAGAAAAGCAAATCGTGAAAAATCTGAACACGATTGGGATGCTATATTTACAATACTACATAATATCAAAGATGAGATTAAAGCATTTTTACCTTATAAAGTTGTTGAAGTTGAGACTTGTGAGGCAGATGATATAATTGCTACACTAATAAAAAGAGTAAAAAGAATTGTTGGTCCTACTCATGAAAAAAATGTATTAATATTATCAGGTGATAAAGATTTTATACAATTACATAGTTCTAATGTAAAACAATACAATCCTGTTCTAAACAAATTTGTAGGAAAAGGTGAAGAACCAAGTCTATATATTAAAGAACATATATTAAAAGGAGATCGAAGTGATGGTATCCCTAATGTATTATCAGATGATAATGTATTTGTTGAAGGTAGAAGGCAAAGACCTCTAAGTAAAAAAAAGATAAATAGTTGGGTAGGGGAAGTTTTTATGACCTTTACCGAAGAAGAACAAAAGAATTACGACCGAAATCGAAAACTAATTGATCTAAGTTGTATACCTCATGAAATTGAGGATAAAATTAATAATGAGTTTTTGAATGTCAAAGTAGCAACTAGAGATAAAATACTAGGTTACTTTATAAACAAAAAACTTAAAACTTTAATCGAAGTCATTGATGAGTTTTAGACTTCGAAAGAACTGTTAAGGAGAAAACAATGGTTATAATAAGAAGAAACCCAGACGGCTCAATAGCAAGTCAAGAGGGTGGTGCCACACCAGGGCAACCAACACAATCACATCCAGCATTAGCAAACAGACGAGGTATGCAGGCAATGGCAGACGCCGGTAGAGCTGTACCACCTTTAATGAGTGAGATTGCTACAAAAATAAACAACGCAAAAGATAAACCTAGAAAACTAAAAGTATTAAAAGATAATGATTCTGTATCATTGAGACAAGTTTTAAAAGGTGCTTTTGATCCAAATATAGAATGGTTATTACCAAAAGGTGATGTACCATACACACCTAATGACGCTCCAGTAGGAACAGAACATACTATGCTCAGACAAGAAGCAAAAAGATTATATCTGTTTACAAAAGGTGGCGATGGCTCTCTAACACAAAACAAAAGAGAGACCTTATTTGTACAAATGTTAGAAGGACTATCAGCTGAAGAAGCAGAGTTTTTGGTAACAGTTGTAAACAAAAAAGTTAATAATAAATATAAAGGTTTTACTGGCAATTTAGTAAAAGAAGCATTCGATTGGGATGATAATTTTATGAAAAAAGAGTAAAATATAGGGGTTATTTCTGTAATATACCTAGGACCCCCTACCAAAACCCTTGTTTTTCAACAGTTTAAGACACTCTTAAATCGTTGATTTTCAAGGGTTTTTTTATGTGGAATAATCCACAAAAGCGCAGAAAACAAGGGTTTTTTGCACCATTTTTATTGGAATAATGCTTGCAATCTATCTATTTTTAGTGTATTATATAAGTATAATAACAAAAAAGAAAGACACATTATGAAAACAAAAACTACACAAAACAAACTTTTACAATTTAGAAAAGATGAATATGACGGTCAAGATTACGAGACAGTTGCTAATCTAATTAAAGGTAATCAGTTTATTGCCGCTGCTAACTTCATTGATATTCTAGATACAAGTCCTAGAGATCACATGAAATCAATAATCGAAAAACAACCATCATTGTATAAAGAAATGTTTCCCGAAGAAATGTCTGTGTATTCAGAATTTGCTGAAGAAGGGCTTGCTAAAGAAAGTCTATTCGGTTCTTATGTAGGAGTATCACAATAATGAATAGAAGAAAAAAAGTATTTAACAGAGTAGTAAATCCTTTATTACTTAAATATCTTACAGATCCTAATATTGAAGAACATTCAATCGCAAAAAATATACCTATGAAATATCTTAAATATTTTAAAGAAATTACAAGCACTGGTAATGGTATGAAGGTACAATATAGATATAGAGGTAATTCTAAATCTTGGTATAAAAGACCTCAATCATTTTGTCATATGCACGGTGCAGATACATTTGCTGTATATGGTAGATAAATAAAAGAAAGGCTACATTTTGAAATTAAATAGATACGAAAAAAAGATACTACAAGGAATCGTAGATAACCGTAAAGGTATTTACGAAACACCTAAACGAGATAGAGGTAATTATAAACCTTGCAAGGAATATGATGCCGCTTTATCTTTGTTTATGAAGAAACTTATTTATGCAGAAGCACAAAATGAGTTATTAATGGAAGGTCCTGCAACACCAGAACCAAAATTTAGATGGTTCAAGTGTAAATTGTATAAACCTTATGCAACAAAAAGAGAGTTGAGGAAATTACTATAATGTTTAAATTAACTTTAATGATTGCTCTAATCGCTTTTGGGATTAGTAAGTATAACGAAAAATATAATTGTACGGATGATGGTTGTCCTGATTTTCATGAGATTGAAATACCACTTCCTGATGAAGATGTTAGAGGTGATCTAAGAGAGATTGAAAAAGACTGGAAAAAAGCTGTCGTAGTTGCTTATAACCCA